ACTTCTGCTATTAGAAAAGGTATTGGACAAAGGTTGGTTCTAACATGAATCTTTCACGTAATTTTACTCTTCAAGAGTTGATCAAATCAGATACAGCCATTAGGTTGGACATAAATAATAATCCAAACTCAGGTCAGATAGAAAAACTAAAAGATCTTTGTGAAAATATTTTACAACCTGTTAGGGATCACTTTGGCAGAGTCAAGGTAACGAGCGGTTTCCGTAGTGAGCAGCTGTGTTTAAAGATAGGTAGCTCTGTAAATTCACAGCATGCCAAGGCCGAGGCCGCAGACTTCGAAGTGATGGGCACAGACAATGCTGAGTTAGCTGACTGGATTTATGCAAACCTAGAGTTTGATCAATTAATATTGGAGTTCTATACTCCTGGTGAGCCGAACAGTGGATGGATACATTGTAGCTATACTACTGACCAACCAAGAAAACAATTCTTGCACGCATACAAATCAGAGGGAAAAACTAAATACAAACCTGTGATTGGAAAAGCAAAAGATCTAGTTTAGATCCAGTCTCTTAGTTCTTCACCCATAACTTCAGATGCAATATTTATTTTATCTCTTAAAGCCTTCACAATCTTCTCATCAACGGTGTCCTCGCAAATTAGATCGACATAAGTCACTGTTTTCTTTTGTCCTATTCTGTGTGCTCGGTCTTCTGATTGTAGCCTCTTTTCTAGGTCGTAGCCATTAGAATAATAAATTACAGTATTTGCTTGTGTAAGTGTAATACCATACCCACCTGTTTGTGGTGTACCAATTAAAAATCTACAATTAGAATCATTTTGAAACTTACGAATATTATCTTGTCTATCTTCTTGTGGTGTTAATCCGTAGTAGTCAACTATAGATCCTTCGCCATATTTTTTTTCTATATGTTTTATAATCTGTGCAACATCTCTTTGATAGTTAGCCCATATAATTGCTTTGCCTTCTGTCTCTTCAAGTATAGACATCAATTCATTTAATCTATTGCTTTCTACTTCTTGAACAGAACCATCGTCAGCAGTAAAGTGACCACAAGTAATTTGATGTAGACGCATCAATTGTGTTAACACCGTCATTGTAGTTGTAACTTTGCCATTTAATACGGCCATAGCTGCTTTCTTCATTTGCTCGTACACTTTCTTTTGTGCAGGTGTCAATGTAATATGACGTTTGATAAAGTTTTTTGGTGGTAGGTCCAAACAATCCTCTTTTAATACTCTGTATGAAAAGGTTTTTACTGTCTCTGATAATTCACCAAGATTTTTAAACTCACTAACAACTTGTATAGATCGTCCTCTAAGATGCATAGTCTTCATCTCTGCATATCTGTTACGAAACGCGTAGTATGATGTAAAGTCCAATAACCACGGATCAAGGAACTCACACTGCGTATATAAATCTAGTGGATTTTTTGTGATAGGAGAACCAGTCATAATTCTTTTATATTTAGCTTGTTTACCCAACAATATAATATTTTTTGTTCTTCTTGCTGTGGGTGTTTTAATTGTGGTAGACTCATCAATAGCCATTAAAGTTTTGTGTGAATTAATAAATTTTCTAGCAAAGTTTACACCTTTTTCTGTAGACAAAGCTTCAACATTCATAACAAGAATGTGTAATAACATTTCATTTTCTAATATTGAATTTAGTTTTTCTTGTTGTGATTTTGTAATATTTGATTGCCACAATACAGACACATTATCAATATGATTTGGTAAATGTGTTGGTAGCTCTTGTTCATACCAAGTTTTAACAACACCTTTAGGTGCAATAATTAAAGCACCATCTATTTTGCCTTTATCATAAAGCATAGCAAGATTATCAATTAACACTTTTGTTTTTCCTGTACCCATTTCCATAAAGTATGCAAAGTTTTCTTTGTTCCAAGATTTTTCCAATGCAGTTAATTGATGTGCATATGGTTTGGTTTTAAATTTATAGTTCATTTTATTTTCTTCTTTCTATTGACTTCTATATAAAGGATGTTATATGATTTGTCAATAATGTTACCAGAATTTTCTCAAATGATTTTTTCTCCTGGTCCACTTATTTATAAGTTAAGACAAGGTTTAAAAAATTATACAGTCAATGATTATCTTTTACTTACAGGTGATCCGGCTATCATAGGTGTTGCATGTTCTATTGTATCTGACATTACAAATGGTAAATACAATGTTTTAAAATGGGATAAACAAGAAAGAAAATATTATCCTATAGAAATTAATCTATACGAGAAAGGAGAAATAGATGACAATTAATTTTGAAGCAGATCAACAAAATGCAATGAGCAAAACTGAAAACATTCAGTCTCTTGCAGATCAAGTTGAAAGATTAGAGGGATTGCTCTCAAGAATAGAAACAAGTGAGAATAATCTTAAAGATTTAAAAAAAGAATATCAACGCATATCAGGTGAGGTAATACCCACTATGATGAGTGAGATGGGACTTGCAGAACTTAAACTGCAAGATGGATCACATCTAAAAGTTTCAACGTCTTATCGTGCAACCATAACGGAAGCAAATAAAGAAGAGGCGTTTAACTGGCTTCGTAACAATGGACTGGGTGATATAATTAAGAATGAGATCTCGGTATCATTTGGTCGTAACGAGGACAACAAGGCAGCAAACTATGCTGAACTTGCGAAGGGTCAAGGGTTCCAACCGACACAAAAGATTAA